GCACCACTTGCATTAATTGTATAAACTTGACCGTATTTTACAGGTGTATCACCAGTTACAACATCTACAGTCACATAACCAAAGTTACATAATTCAGCTATATCATCTTCAGTATCATATACTGTCTTAGATAAATCACCTGTAAGATTACGCTTAACAATACCTGCTAATACAGGTGTTGCAGAACCATCTAAGTTATCTAAAGAACCTGCATCATACTTAGCAAATCTACCAACATTTAAACCATCTTCAAAAGTAATAAAACCATCTGTATTACTCACATGACCTTCAATTACTTCACCTGCATCTAAACCGGGTGCATCTAATTCTACACCATCATCAAAACCTGCCATTACTCAGCTCCTATTTCTTGATCACCAATTTCATCAGCGTCAAGTGTTTCGTTAGGTTTGTATTCATCCCCAACTTTGTTAATGCTATCTAAAGCACTTTGTTTACGATCAGCAGCATCTTTTAAATCTGCTTTTTTCATATCAATACAAGCATCTAAGTAAACTTCAGTTTTATCTGTAGTATCCATATCAAAAGATTTTACAATAGCTCGTTTAATAGCTATTGTGCTATCTGATACTTTACATACAACACCTGCATTATCAGCAACTTTAAGTAACATCACTTTAGCTGTTACACCTGCATCTACTAAACCTTTAGAATCATCTAATTGTGTTTGTAGCTTACTTTTAGAAGTTGTGAGCATATCTATAGTAGCTTGTAAATTATCCATAGCTTCACTATTATCACCCTCACCTTCAGACTCTTTCTTAGCTTTTACAGCTTCTGAAAGTTTTGTTATCTCAGCAGCAACTTCTTCAGCTACTTCAAACTCAACACCATTAATAGTAATTTTTACCATCTCTAGTTCTCCTTCTTTATTTAAGTTGTCGCTCATTGAAGAATTATCTATCATCAATTTGCATACACCACCACATCTACCAGCTTCAACAACAGCAACATGATTAGCTCTTATATTCGTTTGAATATAATTATAATCTGCACCATCATGAACGCCTTGTTTTTGTACTAGTATATTCTCATATCCTACAGATAACTCTTTCTTTCCATTTCTGATGGACTCTATTAAAGATTTATCAGTTATTACACTTTGAGTCTTTAAAGCTGTTATCCCGTTATCTAATTGTACCACAACTATAGAAGAAATACTACCTTTTGCATATTTACTATAATTATCTATATCCACCATCTCAGTAGGATGATTATCAGTAATAGGTATATTAATAAAACTATCTAAACTATCTTGATGTGTAACTTCTTCAACTGATCTAAATACACCTACAGGTTTATCACCCTCATCACCCAACTCAATAGGTAAATATCTTTGTATTCCAGTTCTAGCTATAACAGCTTCTACTTTCATAAAACCAGTACGTGAATCTAAAGACATACTAAAAGAAGTAGCAGCATCTTTCATACCTACGTGCTTTGTATTATTATCTAATGTAGAAGTAGCAATAGCATGAGCCTCTTCTTCAGTTTTACCCTCTTCCATTAACTTTTTAATTAACTCTTCTAATTTTTTAGGCATCTATTTATCCTTCTTTACTAATGTATTTAATTTCAAATCTTCTAATAATGATTGACTTATATTATAATCAAATGTAAAAAACCTAAAAGTACCTTGACTCTTAATCTTAATACCATACCATGTTTTAATGATAACAGCAGGGTTTTTAAATCTATATGTACGATTTATTACTAGTATATTCTCATAAAATGAATGATTTTTTATATGTATCATGTTATTATAATCCTTCTATGTGGCCTTGGCCTTTTAAATTAAAACTTGCTAAAGCTGTTAAATCATCTTGTATTAAAAGCTCTAAATAATCCCCATTTTTACCGTTTAGTTTAGCAGCCGCCCCTGTTCCAATTTTAAGTGACCCTCTCGCATTCGTACCATAAAGACCACCACCTGCTTTATCAGTATAATTAACATCATACATGTCCATTTTTATATCTTCGTTATTTTTCCATATTGTAAAAGTTCTATATTGATTTTCTATAGCATTATAAGCTCTTAATACTGCTCCATTTGTTAATTTAGCTATATCTCCAAATTTACTATCATCAGCAGCCCCTGAATGTGTCATACCTACTAAAAAACGTATGATGTGCCAAATTTGATTTTTATCTGGTATTAGTTTAAAAGATACAGGATTAGTTAAAGTACCTAAAACCGCCATGTTTGTATCTACTATTTCTATTTTATCCCCAACAGCAAACGCATTATCTAAAGGCTTATCTAAAGTTAATACATTTCCTAATATTGATGTTACTGTAGGGAATGTAGTTTCTATAATACCATTCTCTATTTGAAAAGTTGTACCTACTATAAAACCTGTTATATCTGTTATTGTTATTGATGTCGCTTCTATTAGAGAAGCTATTGCTAAAGTAGTAGCTACACCGGTATGTCTGTGAAACAATTCATTAACGGGTATATCATGCACACAAGCATCATGAATATTTATTGAGCCATGAAAAGTATCTACACCCTCTATAGAAACAGCATTACCTTTATCTTTTATACTTATAGTGGCTATTGTATCTAATGCTCTAGCATAATATTTATATTCTACATTTAATCTAGTTGAAGTGCTTATAAAATATCGATCTAATCTAGTACCTGTATTATTATCATTTTCATCCATTGTAGCAATACCTGTAGTATCTACTAATATCTCTAAAGTCTTAGTATGTTCATAAGGTAAATAAAATTCTACACCGTATTTATTATCAAAGACATTAAATATATCATCTGTTATATCTAACCAAGTAGTAGTGAGATTTATGTTTAAAGGTATTAGTGCCATTTTTATTTACTCCACAATAGGTACAGCTACGCACCTACAATTAATTTCTTGACCTGGTTGTATAGTCAAACCATCACACGTACTAAATAACCCTTTAGTTATCTCATATTCTTTACCATCTCTAGCGGCATGACACGCTCTAGTCCTACTATCATTAGTAGCGTCCCATACAGCACGTTTAATACCTAAGTTTGTTAATCTCTTATTGGTAATCTGCGAATTAAGTTTAGCTACTTCTGTACGTGCTATTGTTTTAATACGATTATTCATTTTATTGAAAGTGCTATTTACAGAATTACCGCTAATTTGCTTAGTTATTTCTTCATGTCTTAAACCTTCAGATAAACCATTTAATACAATACGTCTTATATCTTCTATAGCATTTTGAGGTACACTTTTAATAAGTTCAGCGTTTTGTATAGTCTGTAATTCTACAAACTCAGTAAGATTTTCACTAGATATAATGTTATTTAAGTCTACACCTATTGCATTTTGTATAGTGTTTTTTGTTTTATTCTCATTTACCATAGAAGCACGTTTAACCATCTTATTTGATATACCTTCAGCAACAGCTATAAAATCAAACTCTCTTTTAATAGCTTCTATTGCTTGATTTATATCATCACCCATACCATCTTTAGTATCACGTGTAAGTGTAGTCATGTTTACAATTAAAGGAAATAGGACCTCACGTATTACTTCTTTAAATCTATTATTGTAGGCTCTTATTTGCGCATGAAATTGACGTTCAATATTAAGAGGTACTTGTGTAGGTTTAACTAATACTTTAGATTTGTTTTTATTTTTAGTCTTTAGTTCAGTTAGATTTATATCAAGCACGTGTAATCTTTGAATACAAATGTTTACATAATATACTAACTATTATATAATATACATAAAATTTTCTAGGTGTAACTGTTAAGTTTTTATCTTTTGTTTCTACTTTCCATAAGTATTTATTAAAAGAGGCCATTTTAAAACTCTACTTCTTTAGTATCTACATCAGTAAATTTACCTTGTTTTTGTAACTCTTTAAGTACATCATCATCAGTCAATACACCTCTATCTATATAAGCAACATAAGTATCTGCTTGTACTTTATCAATATCAGCCTGTTCTTTTTCTGATGTTTGATAGAGTGGATTAAACTCATAATCAAAAGGCTCATTAACTCCAAATAAATGTAAATTAATAATAGGGTCTAATACATCATAGATTTTCTTCATTTTACCTATTTGTATTTTAGCTTTTACAGAATCATAATAGTTTCTTAAATCACCCTCACCTGTTGCATTTTGACCATCTGCACTTTTACCCATATAACGAGTGAATGGTATATCAGCAGCAGCCGAAACTATCATAAACATATTCATTTGTATCTTATCTAATGTACTAAAGTTTTTAGCTATATTTACGTAATCATCTTTACCATCTATAGCCACTGTATTTAACATAGACTTCATTTGTGATAATATTTGTATACGTTCTTTCACAGTATCTTCTGAATTAGAAGCAACAGCACTATTTAAACCATCCATTTTAACAATATCTAAATTACTTTGTTCTACTAAGTTTCTTATAGCTACTGTTGTTTGTGTTGCATCTTCTATATTTTTATGTATTCTCTCATAAATAGATGAACCAAAACCGTTATTTATTTCACGTTCTCTATTTGTAGTGGTTACACCATCAATATATATAACTCTACTTGAATGAATTACTTGACTACTACCTATTACTGTATATCCAGTAGGTTTTAAATAATCTTTACTTAATGGATTACGATCTAACATTTGAGGTGTTAACTGTGAAGCATCAACTACAGCTATGTTTATTAAATCATTTTGTTGCATATTAGTAATGGGTTTTGCCAAATCATTATCGGTTGAAACTAATATAAGAGCAGCACCACCAAAGATACGAGCATATTTTAAACCTAATTCTATCTTTTCATCTACTTGTATGTAAAAATCATTCAATGTTTTAAGTTTATCAGTATCTATCTCTTCATCATCTTTACCTAAATTAAAAGTTCTACCTTCTCTTAATGCATCTTCAACAGGTATATCTACTACTTTAGCTGATAACCATGATGTAGCATACAAATCATCTAACATATTATAAAGTGTGGTGATTCTAGGTGTATGCCCATATTTAGTTTGTGTTCTAGTATCATTAGAACTACCAAATGATTTTAAGAGATTAATGAAACCGTCAAATGATTTTTTTACATTCATAATTTATATCCTTGTATGGATTTTATAGTAATAGTGCTAGTAATGTCAAGTAGTTTGATTTTAGTTAAGATTTAGAGGGGATACAAGGATATTATAACCCTTGTATGGATTTTATAGTAATAGTGCTAGTAATGTCAAGTAGTGTTATATTTGTGAAGAATTAGGAGGGCTACAGGGGCATCACTTCTGTAGTCTAAACTGAACATCGTCATGCTATTCCGGGGTAGCAATAAGAAGTATACATAATTATATTAAATGTGTCAAGAACTCTTGTATATCATAATATTGAAATTATTAATGACAAAGTATTTAATGTATCATACATTAACATCAAGACCTCATAGCAGCTAATAAAGGATTAACTGTTTTTACATTGAAATAAGACATGATAAAAGCATCTGCAATATTAGGTGATACTACTCCACGTTTCTTTAAATCTTTTTTACTCTCTACCTTAATTCTATTAAAGTTATCATGATCTTTACGGGGTTGTGTTAATTCATTAATTAATTTTTCTAAGTGGTCCACATCACTACTTATAGATATTATTTCATCCTCTTCATAAGGCTCATCTTTAGTAATAGCATTGTAAGTAACTTTTAATCTATCTGCAATACTCCACCAAGCCTGAGCTTTTAGATTTGAGAAGTGATCCTTATTAGTTACATCAGTATCTTTATATGTTGCATCAGGTTCTCTTACTTTTTCACCAGCATTGAACTTATGAAACTCTATAGATTTAAAACCTTTATTATTTATAAGTGCTTGTGCTTTACGTTCTATATTTAATTCTTTAAACTTACTACCCATAGAAGCACCTACACCTATTGAATCATAATTTATAGACGCTTTATCATCAGTAGCTGAGTTATAAACCTTTGTAGCTGATTTTAATAATTCATCTTCTTTACCTTCCCATTCAGTAATATTAGTAGTTAAACATCCATGTCTTAACACAGTGGCATTAGTATCACCGCCATCATCAGCAACATCAAAACCTATTACTTTACCACCAACAGCAGATAAACCTAATTTAATATGTGCATCAATACAAACAAGTAACCATGATCTTTTAATAATAGCATCATTATCATCTTGTTTAGGTTCTCCTAAATACACATGATTATAATCCTCTATACTTTCTTCTTTTTTAGCTTCAATTACAGATAATGATGTGTTAGATAAAAAAGGATTTTCAGTATAATTTATTTTACGTATAAGTGTGTTCTTAGGTGGATTAACTACAAATCTTTGATATACATAATCAGTTAATAGCTTAGGATTAAATATAAGCCAAAATTCCGAACCCTCTTTACGTAGGGTAGGTTCTAATATCTCCCATTGTATTTTAGTTAGGTTATGGGCCTCTTCTATCCAACATATATCAATACCTTCTAATGACTTTATCTCATCAATATTACGCCATAAACCATAAAAGATAAACTCTGAATCGGTGACTATGTGTCTTATATTATTGTTTAATATTTCAAACTCATCTTCTAAACCAAAACGTATTATTTGATTTTTTAATGTTGTATATACAGATTCTGCTATTTTATTTTGAAATTGTCTAGTACATAAAAATCTAACAGTTACTTTAGAAGCTAAGTAAATAGCAAATCCTGCAGCATCCCATGTTTTAGATGAATCACGACCACCATATAAAACCCTGTTACGTATACCACGTTTACGCCAAAAGTTTTTTAGATTAGGGTTTAGTGTGGGTTTATTATCTAGCACTCTTTACACCATCATTAGTCTTAGTACCTACTGATGAATAACGTCTTATCATTTCAGTGTTACAAATCTTACAGTTTTCTAATCTACCTGAAAAAGTATGATGTTTCTCTACCTCTACAGTACCTACATTACATTTAGGACATTCATATAAATATCTCATTAATCAATCCCTTCATCATTATAAAAATCTTCTAATGTACGCTCTCCTACTTTTATATTAGTAGCTTTTTGTTTATTATCTTTTTCAAATATACCTAAGTGTTTTGATAGAGCGTCTAATGAAGTTTCTTTAGTTGATAACTTTAATACAGGGTTACCTTGTTTATCATAAGTAATACCTTGTATAGCTGCTCTTTGTTCTTTAGTGAGTAGATCAAAATCTTTTAGTACTTTATTAGCACCATAATATGATTTATTTAATGTTGATAACTCATCATATTCTTCAATAGATAATGTAGTACCAAATATTCTTTTTAATCTATTTCTTTTACGTCTTGCTTTTATATATGATTTGTCACTAGATGAGTAAGGTGTAAACAACTCAAAGATAACATGATAATAATCGTTTATATCAGCAAATGCTAAACGTCTGTATTGTTCTAGTACATTGTCAGCTGTTATTTCTAATCGTTTTGATGATTGTTCTTTAAGATCTTTTATATATTCTAATACATCAGGTCTTTGTAAATGTCTACACGCTGTAACCTCAGCAGACTTACCATCATTATACCCTGCCCTTATGGCTGCTTGTGTACCGTTCAAATCTATTATATATTCTTCACAAAATCTTTTTATTTTATCTCTCATGATTGTATTGTACCATATCCCTTATACTATTAAATCTTTAGTAATTCTTCTAGCTTTTAAATTTTCTTCACTGTTTTTTATAGCATCTTCTTTTTTTATCTTTTCTGCTTTAGTCATATCAAGATATAAATTTTCAATTCTTAAATCTAATTTATTTTTATTTAATTGTATCACTACTGTATTATCAGGAACGCTACCATGAACTAAAGCCCATACAACATTAGTTAATCTATGAGTCTGACCATTTATCAAAACTCTCAGATAACCTTTTGCTTGTAGTGTAATTTCACATTTTGTTGTAATAAGACCCGTTATCTTGTCATATCTTATAAACCTTCTTATATCTCTACGTTTTAACATAAATAAAACCTTTTATATATTATTGTTATTATTATATACTAATTAAAAACCTTTGTCAAATATCAATTTGTAACCATGTAACCACTTTTTTTCCAAAACGTATTTATACAAAATAAAATAAAAATATAAATATATAATATATAAAATAAATAATTTTTTTCTTTCAATATTTCTAATATATTATAAAAATATAGTAAAGTGGTTACAATCCCTATAAATAGGTACTCACAGCGTAACTGAATGTAACCTTAAGGTTACAAACTACCTTCAAACCTCGTAATATAGGGCTTCACTTTGTAACCACTTTTCTGAATGTAACCTTAATTTGTCATTATTTTGTTATAAGAGTAGTTATATAAGAGCAGTTATATAAGAGCGGTTATATAAAGTGTCTTATTAGGAGGGTTTAAATGAATAAAAATATAAGAGGGTTTATTTTAGCTTAATTGTAACTGAATTTGATGATTTGTAACCACTTTGTAACCGTTTTGTAACCACTTAATTTAGAGTGGATTTTTTATCTAGAAGGTCTTAAATTTTGAAAGATATGTGATATAACTTCAACTGTCCAACCATTACCCAACATCTTATATCGTTGTGAATTTGATACTATACTTGTGTAATTATCAGGAACGGTCTGTAACCTCTCACATTCAATAGGTGTTAACTTTCTAACTCTCATTTTATTAGAGATTATCAACTTAGGAATATTACCACTACCTCCACCTGCTTTAAGTGAACGTGCTTTAGAGTTTTGTGTATATGTCTGCTGTTCAAAAAACCAACTTTTACCGCTACTACCTTTTTTTAGATTAGTGATACCATTAGGTGAAGTCTCCACTATAAAAGGATCAGTACCGAATCTTTCTTGACCATTCTTTTTATAATAACTCGCTAATAATGTACCGGTCTTTTGTGTACTTGCTTTAGGTATTATTTTATTTATACAATCAGGAAAAACAATCAAAGGTACTTTATTACGTTTCACTCTTCTGATATAACGTCTAAGTTTAGGACTACTGCCATTTACTTTATTAAATGTACTAGTGCTAATATAAAATTTCTCATCTACCTCATCTTCTAATATATCTTTAATAAAAATACCTTTATCATCAGGTTGTGTAACACCCGGTATATTAGTCCAATATAACCTAACTCTGTTTTGAGCCGACACCAAAGCACTATTAATAATATCAGGCTCATGACTCATAGCATCATTAAACATACCTTTCCACTTCTTAACCATCTTAACATTTTCTAAGAAGTAATACATAGGTTTAACATCTCGTAACACTCTTACATATTCCCAAAATAAATATGACTGTCCTTTAAACTTAAAATTTTTACTCTTCAAATCTAAATACTGCTCTAAAGTTGTTACATCTATATTACATTCAGTTGAACTACCTGACATAGTACCGGCAAAACTAAACCCCTGACATGGACTACCACCTATTAATATTAACTTAGTAGTATCAATAATATATTTACCGTTTAACAATATTTCAAACTTACCTATTCTCTCAATAGTAATATCTAAAACACTACCAATATGAATTGTATTAGGGTAATTGTGCTGTGTAACTTGCATAGCATACTTATCTATCTCACTAGCATAGTAAGTTTCAATATTAATACCTACTCGATCTAAAGCAAGTTGACCACATGACATACCATCAAACAAACTTATAACTATGATACCTTTTAAGCGTTTGAAGCTTCTTAATTTTCTATTGGTGTTCATTTTGTAGTCCTAATTCTATGTCTTGCTATTCTATAATAATGTTTATCTAACTCTATACCTATAAACTTTCTATTTAATTTCTTTGATGCTACTCCTGTAGTACCACTGCCTAAAAAACAATCTAATACAGTATCCCCTTCACTTGAAGAATTACGTATTAACTTTTCTATAATATCTACGGGTTTTATGGTAGGGTGTCCATATAGTTTTTTATCCTTACTATTTATAGGGGCTTGATATAATGTACTCCCATCTTCATAATCTTTAGGTATACACTTACCTCCTTTACGTACATATATACAGTATTCAGTATCACTTATATATTTATTATAAAAAGTAGGTATAGGATTAGTTTTTACCCACTTAATAAGATCAAAAGAGCATTTACGTTTAGTTACAAAATAATCAAGATATAAAGGTAACTGTGCTTTATTACACCATATATACATATTTATCTTATCTTGTAACTGTACCATCTTATCTAGAGTAGTAATATAATCAAAACCTTTAGTAATACCCGCATCCCTAATTTCATCATTCATACCCTGCATACTCTTAGCTAATTTAGAATTTTCACCCGCTTTAGTATTCTTAATATCATACGGCGGATCAGTTACAATAAGAGCTACCTTTACACCATGTGCTATTAACTCATCCATAACTTCTAAACAATTACCTCTATATAATTTTTGCATTAAAAACCCTTCTAATAATATAACTCCTAGCATAACTAGATACAAAAAATATACAAGATGAAATAGTAGCTACCCATACTTGCAACATGTGATCAAATAAAGGAAATAGTAAAAAGACTATTAACCATCCTAATATAACCCCCACTATCTGATTAGTTAATATCTCATAATGAGAGTGTTTTTTACTTTGCATACTCATCTATAAACCTCTACACCTTTAATAACTTTACCATTAATACGAATAGATTTTAACTGTGATTCAATACCAAATATACTAAGTAGTGATCTATAGTTTAATGACTTCATTGAGTTTTTACCTGAAGGTAACATATTCCATAACTCTTTTAATACTTCACCTGGAACTTTCACACTATCATTATTGAGTTCTATATCATCTACTAAATCTTTCACTGCATCTAAATCTATTTCACTAGCTACAATATTACTCAACCCTTTGACTATCTCACGTTTAGTAATACCACGTTTAATCACACTCATAGCAGTATAACCATCTGTACTAGTGCTATCTTCAACAAGTGAACGTATAGAACTTTTAGGAACTCTATAGTATAGAGCATCATGTAATTCTTTACTTTTTGATTTAACACAATGATTATAAATCTTAAACAAAAAGTTAATAGCATTAGTACGATGTTTTATCATTGTAGGACTACCATCACGTAACTTATTAGCCAACCATGAACTATCACTTAACATCTTATAAGGAGCAGGGTATATACGTCTATCACCCCCACCATCAAAAGGTATTTGATCATAAGAGTTAGTAGTAATAGCTGTGTTAAAACCAAAACTACGCTTTTTACCCCCACCTTTAATATTTAACATCTTAGTATTACCTGCAGTAGCATCACTTTTAATATCACTCTTTAATGCACCTAATTCTTTTTTGTTAAGGTGTTCTATATCTTCATACACTACTACACGTTTACCTAACTTTTCATCATCCCAACCGGCAGTAACAGCACTACTACCTAATGCACCAACTTTAGCATGACCTAAATACCATACAGGTAGATCAAGAACCCAAAAAGATTTACCACTACCTCTATCAGGATTAACTAAAGCTAATACAGCCATTATTTGAGTATGATGAAATAAATAATAACTAAGATATACAAGACTTACAGGATAATCACATATAATAGCATCATCTTCAAAAGCCTTAATAGCTTTAGTTATTACCTCATCAGCTTCTTCTTCACTTGGTTCAAATCTACTTACAGGGGATATAGTGAAAGTCTTATCATAAATATTTAAACCTTCATCTATAAAAGGGTTATGATTAATCTGTATAGATTCTGTACCTATTATATATTTAAAAATAGTTATAGCTCTAGAGTAGTTACCGTGTTCATCCACTTCACCTTGACCTCTAATATATAGTTCATCAGCAACTGCTTCAGGTGATAACTTATAAGTCATATCTCTATTATGAGTATAAATAATCTGACTATCTTCAAACATTACATATTTAGATACACCTTCAGCATTATCTACACGATATACTATTATATTACCTTCTGCCATTGTGAAGTAAGGTCTTTGACTACAAGCATTACCTGTACAATATATGTAAGGCTTATCTTTAGAATCAAATTGCATATAAGCATAACCTGTAGTAGATGCTGCTGTATGACCTTCATTACAAATAGGACAACCTAACATACTAATACGAGGGTTATCACCTTCTATATCATATAAAACATCAATCAACTTATCAAAAGTCATATATTTACTGTCACTAGTTTCTATATAACTATCATCACTAAGTACATACCCTTTACTCATTGTACGAACTATCTTAAACTCAGCATCTTTTACTCTTCTACCTCGTTTAGTGATGCTAGTAAAAGATTCATTAGGTGTAACACTCTCAGGTGTTGTAGGTGTATAATAACCAGTTCTACCACTCATAAGAGTATCTTTAGCAACATCATCTAGAGTTACATAAGGTTCTGCTATTTTTTTACCGCCTTTGCCTTTATCAGCTACTAATTGAATAGATGGTGCAAAATAACCACAAGCATTAAAAGAAGCTCTAGTGTCTATACCACTTTCAGGATCATTCCAAGTGTACTTAATAAAATCAAAAAAGGCTTTAGTTTGTATTTTATAAGCTTCAGCATTTATACTATAGGGTTCACTCAAAAGATATACTATATGATACCTACTATTTTTCTTATCTGTTTTATTACTTTGTGAAGGAATGGCCACATACCATAAATCATGACCTTCAATACAATTAAGAAGAGTATCTAACTTATCTTTTTTACCTTCAAAATCAATCATACCTAAATTACCACGTTCTGATATATTGGCATTGTTTCTATGATTCTTACTAATCCACTCTTTACAGGTTGTAACATCAGACATCTCTTTATCTTTATATATAGTTACAGGACTCATACAGCGTGTTGCTAAATCTTGTAATAATATAGATACTTGATCTGTTTCTTTTGTTACATATTTATTATAGTGATTAGTGGATATACTATATTTAACATTCATTGTTTACCTTTTATCTCATACCATTTCAGATTACGTAAAATGACATCTAACATTATATGTATACGTTCTGCTTTATAATCAAAAGAACGACTTACTTTTAAAATAGTTTTTCTGCCCACGACTCAAACCATAATTCAAAAGATATTAATAATGCCTCAATCATTTTAATACACCTACTATCACTATAGACAATACACCTAATAACATTAAGTAAGGTTCTATATCTTCATAAGTTAAATTAAACATTATTTAAACCTGAACTAATTTTAAAGTATCTATAGAATGTCTAATAAAATGACAATTTTCCCTCTTACTAGGCATACCATCTTTTTTTACATCTAAACACCCATATTTAATTACAAATGTTTTATTAAAAGAATTTTGATATACATATACTTTATATAAGAAACCCTCATGTCCTGAAGTTGTAACCTTATCACCTATACGTAAACCTAATGTATTAAGTTTAGTTTCTACGAGGTTAGTTTTCATTTCTGCTATTAGTTCATCTAATTCTTTTCTATCTTCTATTATATCCTGTAATTCATCAAATTTAGTATCCATCACTTACTCTTTTTATTATATGTATCCAAAGCTAATTCAATAGCATCAGATATAGTAGCTAACTTATTAGCTTCCTGAAGTGCTTTAGCCTTCTCATGTACAGGTGTTTTCATAGCTACGTTTATAGTAGGTTTCTTATTATTAGACATTCTGCGTCTCCTTTATTAGTATAAATATTTTAAAATAGTAGTATATAAATACTTAAACTTTTGTTAAACGGTTAATAATTTATAATTAAGCTATTATTAAGTCATTGTTAAGCTATTGTTAAAGTTATGTACGTTATCATTCTCCCGTAACAAAAAATAAATAAGGAGTTTTAAAATGAATTTGAAAGAATTTATAGAATTAGTAGGGGGTAATGAATCTTCTATTATCAATTATGTAGGAACAGAAGCACTTGAAGCTGTAAAACGTAATGGTTATGCTTTACGTTATGTGAAAGAACAAAGCGAGTCTATTTGTACTGAAGCTGTAAAACGTAATGGTTATGCTTTACAATATGTGAAAGAACAAAGCGAGTCTATTTGTACTGAAGCTGTAAAACGTAATGGTGATGCTTTACAATATGTGAAAGAACAAAGCGAGTCTATTTGTACTTGTACTGAAGCTGTAAAACGTAATGGTGATGCTTTACAATATGTGAAAGAACAAAGCGAGTCTATTTGTACTGAAGCTGTAAAACGTAATGGTGATGCTTTACAATATGTGAATAAATCAATATTCACATCTTTTTTAGAAGTGACCCTTAAAGATATAGAGATAAAGTTTGGCTGTTCTATTAAAATAATAAAAGGAGAAAAATAAAATGTTTGAAGGAGCTTTTTTAACGGGTTATAGAAATATGGTTGAAGCTAAGGCTGATATAGATAGATTAAAATGTATGCCACAAAGAGTAGAGAATGGTAATCTATTAGATTTTTCAGGTAGAGTACTTATAGGTGGTTTAGATGTTGAAGATAGAATTATCTTTGATGCTGATAAAGTAAACAATGCTAAACGTTATACAAGTGCATTAAGTAGAGATTACTTTATTGCTTTTGATGAATTAATGTCCTTACTACCTTCTAAAGGTGTAGAAGAAGTTAATGCTACTACTGAAATTTACGGTGCTGATATTTATGATGCTGTATCTAAAGGTGACAAAAAAGGTCTACGTGTAATACTTAAAGAGTATAAAAAAGTTAAGTGGGTTGCTCTTAATGAAGATGCTGTAGAAGATGCTATAGATGATATTAAAGATTGTGTAGCTGATAAAGATGTAGAAGGTGCTAAAGAGATTGTAACTGAACTTATTGGTTGTGACATTTGTGAAGAAGCTGATGAAGTTAAAGAACCACAAAAAGTAGCAAAAGAATCTACTAAACCTTCTACATCAAATCATAAACCTGCAAATGAAGATGAAGCTGAGTTATTAGCTGATCTAGAAGATGCTTTATCTGAAAAAGATTATGAAGATGCTGAAATGTTACTTAAAGAGTTAGGTGATAAACATCCTCGCTATGCTGAGTTTTTTAATGCATTACCAAATAATAAACAAGATGATGTTGATTCTGATGAAAAAACAGATGATATAGATGTAGTTGATGAAATATGTTTAGATATTGATGATGCTATAGCTGATGGTGATCTATCTGCTGCTAAGAAGTTCTTAGAAGAGTTAGCAGATGAAGCCGGTACAGATTCTAAAGAGTATAAAGAGTATGAGGTTATAGTTAATCCTCCAAAAGAACGTAAACGTAGATCAAGAAGAGGTAACTAATTATGAGAGTTAATGATAAAAATTGTCCATTGGGTACATTTACATTCTGTGCAATTATGGGAACGGGTATATTAAATGAAAAAGCATCAACACGTAAAAAAGATGTTTATGAATTTAAAGTAAATCTAGAAATGGATGAAGATAAAGCAGGTGCTTTAATGGATGAAATAGATGATCATATTGAAGATGAAGCTGTAAAAGGTGCTGAGTTAGTTAAAGTACCTTATCAAACTCATGATGATTATGAAGGTGTACCAAAAGGTAAAGTTTGGTTATCTGCAAAAGCTTTAGTAGAGTATGAAGATAAAAAAACAGGTGACATTAAAGATACTGTTATTAATGTTTATGATTCAAACGGTGACAAAGTAAAACTACCTGAGGGCAAAGGTGTTGGTAATGGCTCAACAGGCATAGTTATCGGTAATGTTGTTGTATGGGATAGAGGTGATGAATACGGAGCTACATTGTGGTTATCAGGTATTCAAATAGGTGATTATATTCCTTATGATTTTGAAGATGCACCTACTGCTATGGAAGGTGGTAGTTTTAAAGGTTTTAATGATTCACAGTTGGCTAAAGATGAAACACCCAAAGATGATAAACCTGCTCGTAGATCAAGTAGACGTAATCGTGATAATGCATCTGATGATGATAAACCTGCTCGTAGATCAAGTAGACGTAATCGTGATAATGCATCTGATGATGATAAACCTGCTCGTAGAAGTAGACGTTAGTTTATTCATAGGACATCTTTTTATAAGGTGTCTTATTGAGTTAAAACTATATAAGGATGTATTAAATGAAATTAGAATTAATAAAACCTATTGATATTTCAAAAGAAAAACAACCTCAGATATATGAAGCTGTTGCACAATTAAAAAAAATGAAGAGTATAAGTATTACACAAGAAATATGTAAATATACTGGAGTTAATCATAGTTATGAAACTATACAAGAACGTATAACACATAATTTATATGAAACTACAAATCATATATTTTACTTTGACGGTATACCTATATTAAAATTCACACCACTAAAAGTAGAAGTTACAGCTACTAAAATAATATGTAATTTAGAATATATATTATTATATCGTAAAGTAGGTGAGTAATTATGAGTATAGTTAATACAGGATGTTGTAAATTATTATTAGATCAGATGGATACAATGGAAATAATTTTAAAGAGTCTAAAAGAAATGAATAGACAATATGAAGATATATTACCTAAGAAACTAGTATTATCAAGTTTAGAAAGTAGTATAGTAGATGTGATGGAACAGATAGAATACTTAGATATTAAAATAGAAGAGAGTGAGTAATGTTTATAGCTGTACAATATTTTTCTGAACATAGTAAAAAGTATACTTACATATGTAAAAGAAGTATAAAGGTGGGTGATTTTGTTGTAGTACCTGTACGTAAAGGTAATACAGTTGCTAAAGTTGTAAGTGTGGATTTACCTACACCTTCTTTTGAATGTAAAGAAGTTATTAAAAAGGTTAGATTATGATTTATGTATATGATATAGAATCATACATCAATTATATGTGTATTGGTTTTATGTCTGAAAGTGGTAATAGAGTAAAATTCTTCGAAGCTTTTGATAAACCTTTTAATGATATTCAAATCAAAAGAATAAAAAGACTTATGAGAAGATATAAATTAGTAGGTTTTAATTCTAAAAGTTATGATGATCCTATATTAACACTTATATTAAAAGGTAAAGATACTAGATACATTAAGAAAAAAACAAATCTTATTATAGATAATCAATTAAAATATTGGGAAGTATATAGTAAGTTAAACATAAG